TTTGTCTACGAACTTCATCGTTCATATAGTTAGCCCACATCTGAGCACAGAAGCCTGAGTAGGTAGCTATGTCCCTATCTTGCTCTCTATAGTACTCTAAGTAAGAGGGCCAATCTACTGCTTTTTTTAGCTCATGTATATAAAACATAGCTCTATATATTGGGTGGCTATCCTTCACAGCTTAGGCACTCCCCTTCTTCAAGATTGATTCTTGGTATTTTAATGTTGACATTCTCTGTATTTCTAGCTGCTGTAGAGCGGAGGTAATACATAGATTTGAGTTTGTTAGCTCCTGCCCAATGCACACTATTAACATATTCCAAATACTCATCATGTACCTCCTGTGGTGCTGTAGCTGCTGGTGGGTTAAAGAACAAGTTAACAGACTGTGCCTGACATACATACTGCTGACGCTGATAAGCATGTTCAATGATCCAGATCTGATTCAGTTCAGGTGCAGTTTTAAATACATCTTTCTCTTCTTCAGTAAGTCCATCAAGCTCTGCCACAGATCCTTCAGCAGCCGCAATAGCCTTCCAAGTCTTCTCATTGTTCATGCCTTTAGACTCTAGTAGTTCGGTCAAGTACTTGTTCTGTACTTTAAAAGAACCTGTCAACGTTTTGTGCGTGAATACGTTAGCCCTTGTTGGCTCAATTGAAGGAGACGTTCCACCGCATATAATGCTACTAGAGGCATTAGGAGCAATAGCAAGAAGGTGAGAATTACGCAGACCACTACCAGCCATATCAGGTGCTTCGCCACGTAGCTCCCCAAGAAACGCACTTGCTTCACTGGCCTGCTCTTTGATATGTTTAAAAGCTCTGTTATTGAAGGAGGAGGCGTACATACCCTCAAAAGGAATGCTATTACGTTGTAAGTAACTATGAAACCCCATTGCTCCAAGGCCAATTGCGCGTTCTCTATACGCTGAATAAGCGGCTTTTCTAAAACCTTCTTTACCTTCTTGTACAGTAAAGTCTTCATAAGTAGCTCCGTATGGTTTTCTATTATCTGCATATCTAGTGATACGCCCACAAGCATTCTCAATAAAATGTTCAATGATGTTATCCAGCATAGTAACTAGATCAGCAATGAACATAGGGTGTTCCTTCCACTCATCAAAGTATTCTAGGTTAACACTAGATAAACAACATACTGCTGTACGCTCTTCACTGGTTGGTAGTGTGATCTCTGAGCATAGATTGCTCTGTCGTATCTCAAGACCTATTTCTTTCTGAGACTCAGGCAGTGCTTCATTACATCTATCCATGTTTACAATGTATGGTTCACCTGTCTCTGCTCTAGTGTGTAGTAGTTGCCACCACAGATCCCTAGCTGATACAGTCTTGATAGCTTGCTTAGACTTAGGGTCTATGAGTCTCCAGCTTTCATCATCTTTTACACGGTTGAGAAAGGCATCACTAATGTTAACACCGTTGTGTAGATTAAGACATTTACGATTAAGATCTCCGCCAGTTGTCTTTCGCATAGCAATGAATTCTTCAATCTCTGGATGATCAATGTCCATGTACGCTGCATAACTACCTCTTCTTGTAACGCCTTGATTAAAGGCTAGCATCTGACTGTCTACAACGTGCATGAAAGGGATGCTACCAGTAGACTGACTACCATTAGCAGTAGAAACCCCGTTACTTCTAACATCACCCCAATATCCACCCAAGCCTCCACCTCCACTCGCAAGCCATATGTTCTCATCATAATGATCAGAAAGGCCCCTACGCGAATCAGGAACATAATTGAGAAAGCAGCTAATAGGTAAACCACGACTGGTTCCCCCGTTGCTAAGTATAGGAGTGCTAAAGCCGAACCAGCCCTTGCTACTGTAGTCGTAAAGTCGCTGTGCAAGATTGAAGTCAGTATATCCTTGATACGTTGAACCATAGACTGAGGCTCTTGCGAAGGCTTCTTGTGCATGGGTTTCATCCTGCCATAAATATCTGTCTTTTAAAGTTTCTATTGAGAAGTTATTAAGATCATCTTCTCTAGAGTAATCAATCTGAATCCCTAGATAGTCTTGCTTCCCAATCTTTGATGTCGTTAATGTCATCCTTTTCCCTTAGTTGTGATTGCCTGTACCCCTTGGTACGTGCTTTGTTTTGTTTCTTATCTTTTGCTTTGTTTCTTTTATGAAACATTTCAGACCTTTCAGTCTTTCTATCCCAGTTGTCTGCCATTACTATTCAACTGTATCTGATTCTAAAATAGCTAGTAGTCTGTTCTCGTACCACTGTGCTTTACGTAGATCTTTAACAGCGTTGTCCTTACTCCTACAACGCCACCTGTACTTGAATGAGTTGCCTCTGAGGTAGCCTATGATTTCTTCTCTTGTCAGCATAGACTCCATAGCATCAATACATTCTATGTCACCCTGTGCGGCATAGTGTGCAGGGCTATTGACATCTTCATCACCCCAAGAAGTTTTGAACTTATACCCTTGGCGTGTGAACTCACCGTGTTCTTTAACAAACCTTTTGCGGGGATTAACTTCTTTAGCATAACTGTCTGTCATCTTTTCCTCTGCTAATTTATAGTCTTCTTTTAACAGATCACCCAACATTTTAGGGTCATCTTTTGTAGGGAATAGTGGGTGTTGATCTGGCCCATTACGGTGCCATTTGTTTATCCTATCCCACGCTTCCGGTGTTGCGTCATCAATACTCATTGCATCTTAACCTTTAGTTTATCATTACGTTTCTTATACTCATCAGACTCTCTAGCCTTAGCATCAATCCAGTGGTCAGGTATTGTATCTTCACTATACCATCTGAAGTCATGTGCTTCTGCCCACTCAGCGTGAGATCTTTTAGTACCATCTTTACGCCGTTTAGCTCCGGGCATAGGGGCAGCAGGGTTGGCAAAAAGAAACACCAGTTCAACATCTTTAGGTAAGATCTTCTTTACCCAGATGTATTTATTATACTCTGCGAAGTCCCAGAATCTACCCTTAGACTCAAGCAATATCTTCTTTCCGTCTACTTCCCTAACAAAGTCAGGCTCGTACTTATGTTCAATAACATAGGGTACTTTATCAACATGATGTTCCCAATCCTTTAGAATTGATTCATGTAACACAGCCTCCCAGATAGAGTCATACTTACTGCCATCTTCTTTAAGATACTTCTTAGGCCGAGGTACTCTAGCTTTACGCCAGCCATTTTTTACTTTAGTTGCGATGAGGTAGTACTCTTTCTAGTTGTTCCATGTTTATCTCCTCTACTACATGTCCAAGTTTAACAAGCTTCTTGATTGTCTTACGTACCCACTTAGGACTATAAAAGTTCAGTCTAAGTGTCCTACCTACATAGAAGTAAGAGGAGGGAGGAATGAATTCACGTACATTACTAACACTAATCTTTGATTGTTCTTCTTCAGTCACAAGAGTTTTTAACCATTGGTATAGCACTATGTCTGTCTGTCTACTGATTCTTTTACAAATCTGTGGCTTCATTTTATAAAAATCTCCTGAACATTTGGTGTGGATGTGACTCTTGTGAAGTACTTAATACCATTAGAATATTTAAAAGCTCTCAAGCCTTTGCCGTTGTTGGCATCTGACCAGCATTGATTCTTAAAGCCACAGTAGGAACAACCAGAACCGAGACGTAGGTTACCTTTCTTTCCTTCCACTACAGGTTCGTAGCATCTTTCAGGAGGAGTGTCTGACTCTAAGTTATTTTTTAGAGTCTCTATTCTAGTGTTGACATTGGGTTTTGTCAAGCCTCCGGGCCTAAATAAAGCAAGTTCTCCTGTCTCTTTGTTGATAGCAAGGAAGCCACCGTTGTCTGTACCCTCTGCTGCTTCATACCCTGCAAGCTGATACATGTAACCAAAGGGATCATCATGGTAGAGACTACCTTCTTTGAACTTTTTGAAGCCGAAGTTAGATGCAGTCTTAACGTCAACAACTTCTCCGTTTATCTTACAGTCCATGTGACCTTTGATACCATCTACTTTAACTTCTTTCTGCTCATCAGTTACCTCATGTCCTGCTAGCTTCACAAGTAGTAAGAGCAACTCTTCAAGAAGATGTCCGTACAGAAACTTAATATGGGTAGACCCTTTCAAGGGAGGTGCAGGTGTGTCGCTCTTTTGTTCGTACCATAACTGTCTAGATGGCTTGCCTATGTTGCTCATGCGTAGTCCCTTAGACTGCTTGTGCGGTTCAGTCCAATGAACAAGGGCAGACTTCATGCGTTCTCCGAAGTCATGTATAAGATCATCTGAGATGTCTATTTGTTTACCATCTGATAACACTTCAATCATCTTGTAGATGTCAGGTACTAGGTTGTCTAAGTTTTTAGAAGAGTTCAAACTGTGCTCCTTCCGTGTTAAAATGTTTATTTAAAATAGTTTCTGCTACAACAGTAGAGCAAACAAACCATTCACCTTTACGTTCATGCTTCTGTGATAGAAGTTCGTGGGCTTCTGCTTCTGATTTTCTTCTGTCACTAACAGGGTAGCAAGCATGTACTCTATAGTCTCTGTAAGGTGATCCTGTTTGATACTGTTTGAGTCTGTCCTTAGAGTCAATAGCCATTCCTACCTTTACCCAGCTAGGGAAGGAGGGGCTGTATATAATATACACCTCACCTTCTAAGCTTTGCTCATAGTTAGATAAAGAACTAAACGCCGCGTCTGTAAAGCCTCCGTAATATCCGGGCTTGTGTAGTGGATGTGCTTTTGGGACATACTTACCATTCACATACATTTTTCCTGTGTTAGTCCTTCTGGATGTAGCACGATGACACTCTAAGCACCTGTATTTTTTTTGTCTTTGATTTG